GAGACTGTTCATCGTGGTCCCCCAATGGGTTGAGCCGTGCAGTCGTTCGGCATTCTGTATAGCACGTAAATATTTACACCCGAAGGAAACGTTTTGGTCAATTTAAGGACCACGACCCCAAAAACTAGACGTCCCGAGGCATACGCCTACGTGGGTGCCACTGCGCGGGATTTAGTGTCACCTTGGAACGTCTATAAAATTCCTCTATAGCTAACTGCTCTGGCGGGGTATAACCATACGCGAGCCAAAAACTATAACGTGTCCTGGGGTGTACATCAGAGTAGGTGCGTTTCATGTCACGAGACATGGCCCGCACCCCCCATGACTGCCCATCTACCACCGAGGCATGATGTTCACCGGCACGGAGATAAGCAGCATAAAAATCCTGGAAGATTGGAATGCCACCAGTGGCCGCCATACCACCAGTGCCCACAGCATGCAACCAACCCCGAAAGAGGGGAGTGGTGCCATAAGGCTGCAGACACATAGAATCTTTAGCAATGGCGTAATGCGGGTGACGCACCATAAGATAATGGTGTGCCCCAGGACCCACCCAAACAGGGTGAGACTGGCAAAACTCCAAAGCCTCAAAATCATGGGCTGGCGGTTCAAGCTCCATCGAGAAACCCATGCCTAGAAACCAGGCATCAAGTCCCTCAGAGAACCGTGGGAGATCACGTCGCTCCATAAAAACGACACAATCATCCCCATTGTTGGCCAATTGGACCCGCACTCCACAAAACCGGGAGTAAGCGAACACCATAAGGCACATCAACAAACAATTCCCTAGGCCAGTATTCATATCACCGGACATACGACCGCCATCAGTCTTATACTTCAGGCGGCCGTCAGCGGTATAGCCCGTACACACGTTACGCAATTGCTGGCGGAGGAGCGCAGCTAGTCTACGACGATGCCTACGATTCTTGAAACACAGTAAATAAATACTGTGCTCAAGCATCAAAGCATACCGCGAAACATGCTGGTCAAAACGACGTGCATCCATACCGACAGCGACCGGGTCGATAAAATCGGCCCACTTGGCATACATGCACTCCCCTACCCTCGCAGCGTTCATACCCTTCATCACAGTTGGCTGCCCATACATACGACCTATCGCCTCATAGAGTCGCTCCTCGATTGGTCGTAAAAACCGACCGAGTTCGATGTTGTACCGCGGGTCGCGTGGGCTAATAACCCGCGGTACTGGGTCCGCCTTACGAGTAAAATCCGTCTTCTCGTATTTGACGAACACCTTAACATGGCTATCTTTCGGTTGTAAACTCACCCTCAGTAAGCTCTCGAAAGCACGCTGGTACACCTTCCTCTTGGGACCCCGGAAAGTCGAGATAAACTCGGCATAACTCAACGGGGCGGCAAGTGGCAGGTGTGGAGCCAGCGCATCCATGGCTGAAGACAAAGCAGCCTGGAAATGACCACGTCTTGGTCGAGGGGGTGTCTGAAACTGGCCATTATACTTAACATAAAAGACCCTTTCCTTGACAGCCCTCTCCAGCGTGTCTAGATCATTCCGGTAACCGTACAACAAAACAGGGGGGGACAATCCCCCTACACGCAACATCTTACGGTTCCGTACATCACCCCACCTCCGCACAACCTGCAGGTGAGGATGGTCTGGTGCAAGAGAACGCCCAGATCCTACCCCAGGTATGGAGGCAAGGCCCCCCTAAAGGTCAGGAGTGGTGGAAACCCAATTCCACCACCTGGTGAAAAGAGTCTCCCTGTTACTACGCGCCGCCCAACTCCAGGTAGAAATAAGGCGGTCCATTTTAACAGCCGTGGTTGAGCGGACATAACTAAGCTCAACGGCCTCATCAATAATATGAGCACGGTCACACCTGCGGACCCGGGGGTAATTGTCAAGGTGATCCCGAAGGAATTTCCGTGTGACCAAAACGTCCGCTTCAGTACGCGGTCGGGGCCCAAACTGGCAATACCCAACCAAACCGAGAGCGCGGGCGAAGTCACCACGCGGGCGTCCCCTAAAACGCGGAACTGGGTGCGGGGGTTCATCCTCCCCCCGCAGTTCATTGTCACCATCTATCATACTGACTACCTCCTCAACGGAATCGACATGACTGTCGACGCCGTCGATGGCGCGAGTGGCAGCCATTTCATCGGAAAAAGAGCAATACAATTTATAACCAAGGACGGCGGAAGTAACTACAGCGGTGGTTGCAGCCACGCAGGCAGTGGCAAATGCGTACCTGCGTGTCGCACGTTGAATCTTGGTTAAATTAATCTTGTACTTCATTGTATGGTGGTGGTGGATCGATTAGCGCCAGCTCATCCGGCTCGTCCGGGCCGGATGGAGCAGCAAACGGTGCGAACTCGACCTCATCCAAAGCGATGGCACCGCCGAAAGAGCGGACCAAATCGTCTAACATTGAATCGGGCATTGACTCAAAAGAGTTAATAACGTCATCAAAGGTGGAATCAGGTCGAGCTGCGAGTCTGCTCATTGCCTCACGGGCTGCCCGCAAGTCCTCCAGGTTGGTATGAAGTCTAGCCCAGGAGTTGTCATGGACAACACCCATAGGATACCCTGCGGTATCCTCGACATACTGAAAATCAATCAACCGACGCTGGGTGCAAACAGGACAAACGCAGATTTGGCCGTGGTTGACATTGTAAACCAAAGGTCGTGGCAAACAATTGAGGCAACCAACACAGCGACAGAACCGGGGGTGATATGCCCGCCCGCCATTGAAATAAACAGGTGCTCGGATATGGTCAGACGCAGAACGCAACTGACAAGCGTAACACTTGAGACACTCACAATGGTGGACCTCATCACGAAGGCTAACATCGAACGCGCGGCCGACCATAAGGGCCGGACCGCAACGACGTATGGCGCAACAAGAGTGGGTACACTCCCGGCCGCACTTAGCCTCACGCGGACGTGGATTGCAAAAGCACTGACATATATCGAAAAGCAAATGCCCAGTAACAGAATTGTTTGCGCGGTGCTGCTGGGCACAGCAGGTCGAACACGAACGCGCAGCCATGTTGAATTTTTGGGAATATCAAAGATATGTAAAACGGTATTCA